TAGCAATGCAAAATCAATCACTAGTGAGTCACGCAAGATCACTAAGAAAATTGTTAAGTAAAGAATACCTAAGATAATGGCTTTGTATCTTAAAGAACACCTAACTTTCGACCGTGCTAGCATGGTTGTAGAAAGCTCTGGTGAAGGTAGTTTGAAGAGCCTTTATATGAAAGGCATCTTCATTCAGGGTGGGGTAAAAAACGCAAATGAGCGAGTTTACCCCGTATCTGAAATTGAAAACGCCGTAGAAACTTTAAACAAACAAATATCAGAAGGTTATTCTGTATTAGGTGAGGTAGATCACCCGGATGATTTAAAAATCAATTTAGACCGTGTATCACATATGATTAGTAGTATGTGGATGGATGGTGCAAATGGATTTGGCAAATTAAAAATTTTACCTACTCCAATGGGACAGTTAGTATCTACTATGTTGGAAAGTGGAGTGAAATTAGGAGTTTCAAGCAGAGGCAGCGGTAACGTTGACGATGTTAATGGAAAGGTTAGTGACTTTGAAATAGTCACTGTGGATATTGTCGCACAGCCAAGTGCACCTAATGCATACCCTAAAGCAATCTATGAAGGCATGATGAATATGAAGCATGGACATAGAATGTTGGATATTGCAAAAGATGCACAAAACGACAGTAAAGTTCAGAGATACCTACGTGAGGAAGTAACACGCCTCATCAAGGACCTCAAAATTAAATAAGGGGAATACAGCATGTTAGATGCTATCAAACCATTACTTGAATCTGGAATTATTAATGAAGAAACTAGCCAAGCTATAAACGAGGCATGGGAATCTAAATTAAATGAAGCCAAAGAACAAGTACGTGCAGAACTCCGAGAGGAATTTGCACAACGTTATGAACATGACAAAGACATAATGGTTGAAGCCCTTGATAAAATGGTAACAGAAAGTTTGTCAACAGAGATTGAAGAATTTAATCTTGAAAGACAAGCAATGAACGAAGACCGCGTAAATGCAAAACGTAAGCTACATGAAAATGCAGCCAAGTTCAATAACTTCATGGTTGAAAAACTAAGTGAAGAAATTAAAGAACTACGTAATGAACGCAAATTACAATTAGAAAGTCAAGAAAAGTTAGAACAATTTATTGTTCATGCTCTTTCACGTGAAATTAAAGAATTCGCACAAGACAAACAAGCTGTAGTTGAAGCAAAGGTCAAGTTAGTTGCAGAAGGTAAGAAACAATTAGAAGCACTAAAACAACGTTTTGTTGTTGAATCTGCTTCAAGAATGAATCAAACCGTTACCAAACATCTAAAGGGTGAAATAAGCCAATTAAGAGAAGATATTAAGACTGCACGTGAAAACGATTTTGGTCGCCGTATCTTTGAATCTTTTGCAAGTGAATATTCTGGTACTTATCTAAATGATAAGGCTGAAACTCGCAAGTTGTTAACTCAACTAAATTCAAAAGATGAACAATTAGCTGAGTCTATTAAAACAATCAGCAACGCTAAGAAGTTGATTGAATCAAAAGAACGTGAAGTTCGTATTATTAAAGAATCTAATGTCCGTCAAAAGACAATGGAAGAATTGCTTGGAACTCTTAATGAGGAAAAAGCATCAATAATGCGTGATTTACTAGAAAGCGTCCAAACACCTCGTCTACAGGTCGCTTTCGATAAGTATCTACCAGCAGTACTTAACAATATCAATGAAAAGAAAGAGAATAAAAAACCCGTTCTTTCAGAAGGTAAAGAAGTTACTGGAGATAAAGCTGCCATTAAACAAGTTGAAGTTGAGCCACGTGATAACGTAATCGACATAAGACGTTTGGCAGGGCTTTAATTAAAAAAGACATATTAGGAGAATATAAAAATGTCACAAGTTCTATTAGAAAGCCGTTGGGACGAGACCAAAGAAGCCCTACTTGAAGGTCTTAAAGGTACTCGCCGCTCAACAATGCAAGTTATTCTTGAAAATACTCGCAAACAATTACTATCTGAATCTTCAGCTGGTACAACAACAGCAGGTAACATCGCTACATTAAACCGTGTGATTCTACCAGTTATCCGTCGTGTCATGCCAACAGTTATCGCTAACGAGTTGGTAGGTGTTCAACCAATGACAGGACCAGTTGGTCAAATTCACACTCTACGTGTTCGTTATGCTCAGTCTTTAACAGACAGCAGCGCGGCAGGCACAAGTGTAACAGCTGGTGAAGAAGCATTGAGTCCATTCAAAATTGCTCAAGCATATTCACGTACATCAGGTAGTGCTTCTAACCCAACAGTTACTAGCTACACTGGCGCAGACACAGCAAGTTTAGAAGGCAATGGTGGTCGTCAGATCTCCGTTCAAATTCTACGTCAAGCTGTTGAAGCTAAGTCACGTAAATTGCAAGCACGTTGGACATTTGAGGCAGCACAAGATGCACAGTCTCAACATGGTATTGATGTAGAAGCAGAAATCATGGCAGCTTTAGCACAAGAAATTACTGCTGAAATTGACCAAGAAATTCTATTGTCATTAAGCACATTAGCTACAACTGAATTCACATTCAACCAAGCTACTGTATCTGGTACAGCTACATTCGTTGGTGACGAACATGCCGCATTGGCAGTTCTTATCAATCGTGTTGCTAACTTGATTGCTCAACGCACACGTCGTGGTGCAGGTAACTGGGCAGTTGTTTCACCAGCTGCATTAACAGTTCTACAGTCTGCAACAACAAGTGCATTCGCACGTACAACAGAAGGTACATTCGAAGCTCCTACAAACACTAAGTTTGTTGGTACATTGAATGGTGCTATGCGTGTATTCGTTAACACATACGCCGCAGATGATGCAGCCGTATTAGTCGGATACAAAGGTTCTAGTGAAACAGATGCAGCCGCATTCTACTGCCCATACATCCCATTGATGTCAAGTGGTGTTGTTCTAGATCCATCAACTTTCGAACCAGTCGTATCATTTATGACACGTTATGGTTACATTGAGTTGACAAACACAGCAAGTAGTTTCGGTAATGCCGCTGACTACTTAGGTGAAATTGCGGTCAGCAATTTAACATTCCAATAATCGGAATCAAACTTTTTACCCTCGGGATGGGAAGTTACTTAAAAGGCTCTTCGGAGCCTTTTTTGTTGGACACGAAATCTCATATTGTCGAAAAATGATAAATAAGAGATAAGATAATATTTGGGACCATACATGGCAGCAGATCCATTCAATTCAAAAGGCGGTTATACGATAGGTATACCTCCTATACCTATTTTAGATAGCAACGGAAATTTAACTGTACCAGAAGCAGTGATAGGCAATGTAATTATTGAGGGTGATCAGGTTGTATCTGGAACTATAACTTCAAATTTGTTTATTGGTTCATTTCAAGGCAACATTGTAGGTAACTTTGTTGTTCCTGGATTAGATACATATGTCATTTTCAACGAAGATGGATTTGCAGGAGCAAGTCAAACTCTCACCTATAATTATGAAAATAATATTCTTACAGTACAAGGTGATTTAATCACAGATACTATCACAGTTGGAACAGGTGTAAATGAGTTTTCTACTACAAGCGTAATGTTTGCGACAACCGTAAGTTCAGCACCAGAACAAGTGCTACACAGCATCCCTGCTAATACAATTTGTTCAGTTGATTACACTGTAATCGCAACTGATGCTATTGGGATGAACAGACAAACAAGTAAATTGTTTGGTACTATATTGGGTACTGAAGTGGGATATTACGAATATGGATCTATCGATGTCCCTGAAATAGGACCCGGCGTTGGAGATTTTAAAATACTATATGATGCAGGAACAAGTAGTGTCACTTTAGTTGTGACCCCGGTAACATCAAATTTAGTAGATTACAAAATTATGATAACAAGTTATAAAGAATAAGGAAAAATAAAATGGCAATTAGAACATTTAACTCAGTAGGTGGTTTTTCAGTAGGTGAAGTCCCAACCACAGTTATATTAGCTAATGGTGATATCACTACTGGTAACGCTACACTAACTGGGAACGTTCAAGCAAACACCGCTGTTAAGACAGATAGCTTGTTACATCTTGATGGTACACCGTGGGACTTTCAACAACCAGCTGGTAGTGCAAATGGTCAAATTCAATATTACGAAGGTGGTGAATTTGGTGCTAGTGCAAACTTAATTTGGCAAAATGCAAACAGTGCATTAGTTGTTATTGGTAATGTACAGGCAGCGAACTTTGTTGGTAATGTTATAGGTAACATTAGTGGTAATATTACAATTCCAGGAACATCGACCGGCGTAGTTATAAATGATGGCGGTTTTGCAAATTCATTTTCTGGATTTACATATGCTACTGCAAACGGTTTAGTAACGATCACCGGTAATATTTTAACTGGAAATGCAAATTTAGGTAATTTAGCAGAAGCAAATTATTTTAGTGGTACATTAACAACAGCGGCACAACCCAATATTACAAGTGTTGGTACTTTAAGTAGCTTATCAGTAACAGGTAACGTATCAGCAAATTATTATACTGGTACTTTAGCCACAGCGGCACAACCAGAAATTACAAGTTTAGGAACACTGACTACTTTAGATGTTTCAGGAAATGCGTCAGTTGGTAATTTGACAAGTGATGGTTCAGTGGATGCCATATTTTTGGGTGGTGTACTTACAACTACATCACAGTCAAATATTACAAGCGTTGGTACTTTAAGTAGTTTAGCAGTAAGTGGTAATGCTAATATAGATAATACAGTAAATGCCGGTAATCTTAATGTAATCGGAAGAGTGTATTCATCATTATTACCAAGTAATGATAATACATTAACACTAGGTAATTCATCATTAAAATGGGCTAATATTTTTACAACAGGTCTATTTATTGGAAGCGGTGGCATTACTGCAACAGCAAACGTACTAAACATTGATGCGTTATATGCTGGTAATAATATATCTGCCGGATCATTAACTGTTCGTGGCGAAGCAATAATGCAAGGTGATGCCACTATTAGTGGTAATTTAACTGTTGCAGGTAATACAACATACATCAACGTTACTAACTTAGATGTTAAAGATCCATTAATCAGTTTAGGTGGAACTGCAAATGGTGGTAATGCAAGTGCATACGATGGTAAAGACAGAGGTCTTATACTACACAATTATTATTCAAATGGATCTTCTGCTGTCAACCAAGCATTTATTTGGGATACTGGAAATAGTCAGTTTGAGGCAATAAGCCAAGTTGATAGTTTTTCTGGCGAAGTGGTTGTAGCTGGTGCATATGCTAATATTAAAGTTGATACAATACTTGGTAATTTGTCAGGTACTATTATTACTGGAAATCAATATTTGATTACTAACGTAGGCACGTTAGGAAACTTAAATGTAACAAATACTGTTACATCAGCAAATGCAAATATAACAAGTACACTTAAGGCTAGTGGTTTAACATACCCAACCGCAGACGGTAGCGTTGGACAAGTTCTAACAACATACGGTAACGGTACATTAACTTTTAGCACTATTGATACATATCGTATCAGTAATGGAACAAGTAACGTAACTGTTTTTAGTAGTGGTAATGTAACTACCTCAGTTGGTGGTGTAGCTAATGTTATTGTAGCTACAACAACAGGTGCTAACATTAAAGGTTATGCTAACGTTACAGGTAATGCATTTATACAAGGTAATGCAACTGTTGGAAATGTTATAATTGGTGATTCTTCTATTAGAGCAGCCAAAGTTGTAACTAGCACGACTTCATTATCTACAATTGCAACAATTGATATAACAGATGTTAGAGGTGTAATATTTGATGTAACAGGTGAACAAGATAATTATCCATCGACAAACAAATATAGTATTGCAACTGTTACTGCATTGCAAGATGGAACAAATGTTGATTATGCAGTATATGGTACTGTATTATTAGGCGGTGCAACAGGTACACTTTCATGTAGTTTATCTTTAGGAAATTTATACTTACAAGTTACTCCAGCAAGTAGTGCAGATACTACTTGGACAGTACAATATAGAACACTATAATTAAAGGCCAAATGACTTATTATGGCAATTAAAAAGTTTAATTCGATAGACGGGTTCTCAGTAGGTAGTGATACCCCAATTGCCGTTATTGACAATGTTGCTAACGTTAGTGCGAATAGTTTAGTAGTAGCTAATAAAAGTAATTTAGGTAATGTTGGTAACATTACTATAACCGGCGGTAGTTCAGGTTACGTATTACAGACCGATGGTTCAGGAAATTTGATATTTGTTAACCCAAGTTCTACGGGAGTAGCCGGATCTAATACGCAGGTTCAATTTAATAATAATAGTTCGTTTGGTTCTAGTTCTAATTTTACTTTTGATATAGCGAGTAATACTCTTGCTGTTACTAATTTATCAGTCACTACAAATTCAAATTCAGCCAACGTATATGCAAATTATATAAATTCAAGTAATTATTATTCTTTAGCCGGAGATTTAAATTTATACGCCGGCTCAGGTAATAGTTCAATAAGTTTAACGACAACTGGAAATGGTACAATAGATGTTAATGATACCAGAATTACAAATCTGTCTACTCCGCAATTTGATAATGATGCGGCAACTAAAAAATATGTAGACGATGTAGCGCAAGGATTAAATGTACATGATAGTTGTAAGGTAGCTACTACTGCAAATATTGCTACTCTGTCAGGCGGAACAGTTGCATATAATAACGGTACATCTGGAGTTGGAGCAAATTTAGTTATAACAGGTGGTTCAATAACTACCATAGATACATATTCTTTGCAAAATCTTGATAGAATTCTTGTCAAGAATGAAGCAAATTTAACATGGAATGGTATATATACTTGGGCAACCGGTGGAACAGTATTAACACGTGCAACTGATTTTAATACACCTGCTGAAATTGAAGGTGGTGATTTTACATTTGTTACTGATGGTAATGTTTATCAAAATACAGGATGGGTACAAACAGATAATGTTACTACAATTGGAACAGACCCAATTGAATGGCAACAATTTTCAGGAGCTGGAACTTATGAAGCTGGTAATGGCTTAAGCCTTACTGGTACAGTTTTTTCGGTCAATGTAGATAATGATACTATTGAAATCAATAGTGATATACTACGTGTAAAAGCAAATGCACATTTAGTGACTCCTGATATTGACAGCGCAACCGGCAATAGTTTAACATTAGGTGGTTCAGGATACATACAAGCTGGAAATTTAGTAACAGCTAATTATTTTACTGGAACATTAACTACAGCAAGTCAACCAAATATTACAAGTTTAGGTACTTTATCTAACTTATCAGTTACTGGTAATATAAGTTCAGGTAATATATCAGGTGGAAATTTAATAACCGCTAATTATTTTACTGGCATAATCACTACTACACATCAACCTAATATTGAGAGTGTAGGTAACTTAGTTGGATTGACAGTAAGCAATGTTACCGGTGTAGTTAACTTTAACACAACTGCTAACGTTAGTTTAGGTAATATCAGTAACTTACATATTTTAGGTGGAAACTCAGGATATGTAATTAAAACTGATGGTGCTGGTAATTTAAGTTGGGGAATAGATACTGCCGCGGCAGGAGGAAGTAACAAAGATGTTCAATTTAATGATAGTGGAGTTTTAGGCGGTAATACTAATTTTACTTTTGATAAAACAACATCAATATTAACGTTAACTGGAAATATAGTAACATCTAATGCAAGTTTAGGTAATTTAGTAACTGCAAATTACGTAGATGTAACAGCTAATTTATCAGCAGGTAATGTTCTTACTGATAATTTAATGTACGCAAATGGTCAAGCATGGGACTTACAACTTCCCGGTGGAAGTAATACTCAACTTCAATTTAATGATAGTAATAGTTTTGGTGCAAGTGCAAATCTTACTTTTGATAAATCTACAAACATATTAACACTTGCAGGTAACATTCTAACAAACAATGCTAATTTAGGTAACTTAGCACAAGCAAATTATTTCAGCGGTACACTGACAACTGCCGTACAACCTAACATTACAAGTTTAGGAACACTTACTGGTTTACTAGTAAATGGAGTTAGTAATTTAGGAAACATTAGTAATGTTATTATTACCGGTGGTTCTGCAGGATATGTATTAACTACAGATGGATACGGGGAATTATCTTGGGAAGCCACAAGCAATAGCGGTCCAGGATTTGTTTCAATAAGAAAAGATAATTTTGTAGCTAACGGAGTTCAAACTTCTTTTGCACTTACAACAGTACCAAACGGTGAAGATGCAGTTGAAGTTAATTTAAATGGATTAATACAACAAGGGTACGTATATGATATTGTAGGAAGTAATGTTGTCTTTACTTCCCCTCCAGTGTCAGGAGCCAATATTGAAGTTACAACATTCGGTGCGTTGTCAATTACTCAATCTGATGAACAAGTTTTATTCATTAATGGTAACTCTTTAGCCGGAACTAATAACTTTACATTTAATACTACTACTAACACATTAACTGCAACAAATCTTGTTGCAACAGCAAACGTTACAGCAGGTAATGTAAAATCAGATAATCTATTATATGCTAATGGTGTTCCATATAATTTTGCAACATCTGCTGGTGGGTTAAACACTCAAGTTCAATTTAATGATAGTAATAATTTTGCAGGAAGTGCAAACTTTACATTTGATAAAACAACTAATACGTTATCCGTTACTAGTATAATTGCAAATGGTTCAGGAATAACATTTATTACTGGTAGTAACGTTAACGGTAATGTAAATAATGCAATACAAAGTCATTATGCAAACATAGCAAACTCAGTAGATGGCAGTAATGTCAGTGGCAATGTATCATGGGCTATAACAAGCAATTGGGCAAATATAGCAAACTCAGTAGCCGGTGCTAATGTAAGTGGCCAAGTAGGTAATGCATTAATAGCCGGTACCGTATATACAAATGCACAACCAAATATAACCAGTTTAGGCAATTTAACAAGTTTAGTAGTATCTGGAAACGCAACAATTGCAGGTAATTTAACAGTATCAGGTAATGTCAACTATATTAATGTTGATACTCTTATTGTTCAAGATCCTATTATTGAAATGGGCGGTGGTGCTAATGGTGCGCCATTAACAACTAACGATGGTAAAGATCGTGGTAGTTTATTACATTACTACACTACAAGCCCAGTTGATGCATTCATGGGTTGGGATAATTCAAATGCAGAATTTAGTTTCGGTAGCAACGTCTCGGTAACTAATGACGTAGTTACATTCAATAGTTTTGGAAATGTACGTGCAAATTATTTTATAGGTGATGGTAGCTTATTATCTAATATTAATGCCGCTAATATTATTGGTTCTTATAGTAATGCAAACGTAGCTAACTATTTACCTACATATACAGGTAATGCTTCTGCTAATTATTTTATAGGTAACGGAGCAACATTAACATTCATTACAGGTAGTAATGTAAATGGTAACGTTACTAGTGCAATACAAAGTCATTATGCAAATATTGCTAATAGTATCGTTGGATCAAATGTATCAGGTAATGTCAATGATGCAATTCATGCATATTACGCTGACGTTGCAAATTCAGTAGCCGGTGCTAATGTAAGTGGTAATGTGTCTTTTGCAATACAAAGTCATTATGCAAATATTGCTAACAGTGTTGTTGGATCAAATGTATCAGGTAATGTCAATGATGCAATTCATGCATATTACGCTGATGTTGCAAATTCAGTATCTGGCAGTAACGTCAATGGAAACGTATCATGGGCAATCACAAGCAATTGGGCAAATATTGCTAACTCAGTGACCGGCGCTAATGTATCAGGTAATGTATCAGATGCAGTACATGCATACTATGCTGATATTGCTAACTCAGTAACCGGCGCTAATGTATCAGGTAATGTTGCAGATGCAATTCATGCATATTACGCTGACGTTGCAAATTCAGTAGCCGGTAGTAATGTATCAGGTCAAGTTGGTAATGCATTAATTGCCGGTACTGTATATACAAATGCACAACCAAATATTACATCAGTGGGTACATTGAGTAATTTATCTGTATCCGGTGATGCAACTATTACAGGAAATTTAACAGTAAGTGGTACAACTGAATACATAAACGTCACAAATTTATATGTAAAAGATCCTATTATTGAAATGGGCGGTGGCGCAAATGGAACCCCATTAACTACAGATGACGGCAAAGATAGAGGAACATTATTACATTACTATACTACAAGCCCAGTTGATGCATTCATGGGTTGGGATAACTCAAATGGAGAATTTGCTTTTGGTAGTAATGTCTCTATAACTAATGAAGTTGTTACCTATAGCAGTTATGGTAACATTCGTGCAAATTATTTTATAGGTGATGGTAGCTTATTATCCAATATTAATGCTGCCAATATTATTGGTTCTTATGGCAACGCAAATGTAGCAAACTACTTACCAACATATACTGGTAATTTAGTTTCATTGACTGGTGTAGTTACTACTACTGCAAATATAACAGCTAACTATTTTATTGGTAATGGTGCAACACTTACATATATTACCGGCAGTAACGTATCAGGTAACGTACCATATGCGATACAAAGTCATTATGCTAACATCGCAAACTCAGTCGCTGGTGCTAATGTAAGTGGACAAGTATCAAATGCATTAATAGCCGGTACAGTATACACAAATGCTCAACCCAATATCACAAGTGTAGGTATATTGAGTAATTTAGATGTTACGGGCAATATAACAGGCGCAAACTTAGTAAGTGCAAATTATTTTATTGGTAACGGTTACTTGTTGACAAACACTAACGGTTCAAACGTATCAGGTAATGTCAATGATGCAATTCATGCATATTATGCTGATGTTGCAAATAGTGTAGCAGGTGCAAATGTATCAGGTAATGTATCTTTTGCGGTACAAAGTAATTATGCAAATGTTGCTAACTCAGTAACCGGCGCTAATGTATCAGGTAATGTCAATGATGCAATTCATGCATATTATGCTGATGTTGCCAACTCAGTAGCTGGCGCCAATGTATCAGGGCAAGTTAGTAATGCATTAATAGCAGGAACTGTATATACAAATGCTCAACCAAATATCACAAGTTTAGGTACTTTAACTAGTCTAACGGTTAATGGATCGTCAGATTTAGGACCAGTAAGTAACATTGCAATTACAGGAGGCATTGCAGGATATGTATTAACCACAAATGGATCAGGTGATCTAAGCTGGCAAGCAGCCGGTGGCAGTACAGGTCCTGGATTTGTTAATATTACTAAAAACAGTTTTACTGGTAATGGTGTTCAGACAATATTTGGATTGACCACTATCCCGGCAAGCGAAGCATCATTGTTAGTTAACATTGATGGTATAACACAACAAGATGCCGCATATAGCTTAAGTGGATCAAATGTTACATTTTCTAGTCCACCACTAAGTGGAGAAATTGTAGAAATTGTATCTTATGGATCTATATCAATCGGTAGTAACACAACGGTGTTATTTAATGATAACGGAAATATTGGTAATATTGCAAACTTTACATTCAATAAATCATCTAACACATTGAATGTTACTAATATTGATACAACTTCTATAAGTTTTGATGCTGGTTTGATAACAGTTTCTGGATCAACTGCGGGAGTTTTCTCGTCTGGTGTAGACAACATTAACCTTGGTCTAAATGCCAATGTTACTATAGGTAGTACTTTAGGAAATACTAATGTTCAGGGTAATTTAGTAGCCGGAAACATCTCTACCGTGGGCAATTTGGTAGTTTCTAACACAGCAACAATAACAAACTTAAAAGTAAACGATTTTTACAGTAATAGAACTCCAGTTTCTGTTACTACAAACACAATTGTAGATAGCTTTCCGACAAATAAATATAGGTCAGCTAAATACACTATGAGGGTAAACAGCGATAATGGGTATCAAGCTGTT